CTCCCATGCAAGAAGTCCATGGGTGACGGGATCACGCTAATAGCAGTTGTCTGACACTTGATGGTGGCGTATCCTATCGTTGCCTGTCCGTCCTGAGTCAGCTTCGTAGCCACCAAGGATGCCGAGTCGCCAGTTCTGCCGTTGATGGCTACATTGGTGACTGTGATTACACCTGGGATTTGATATGGCCAACCGCCTAGAGCCGTAATCTCAAGTGGGTTTGCTAGACCCAAACTATTGATGTTTCCAGTGACCAAAGCGGTAACCTCAGCAAGCACTGTCTGAGGGTCAAATGTGGAGTCGATGGTAAGCTGCATTGAGACATTGGCGAAGATAATTGTTGGCGGAAAAACCCCGATCTGAGTACCTAACGGCCTGACATTGGCAAGAGCAGTAGTCACGGTGGCTAGCAGACTAGATGATGGTGCTCCACTACCATCATCTACGATGATCAGATAAAATCCTGGATGCCAACTGCCATCAAGATTATAGCTTTCGGTGATCGCCCACTGTATATCGACTTGCAGGTTTTCGATAGCAGACTGGGTCCCAAACAGATCACCTCGTGACAGACCCAGAATATAAGCGGCGAACCGCTTCTTCAGGGCCATGTCGCTTTCCTGGTCAAAGCCATTAAGGAACGGGGAGATATTGATCACAGTGTCGATGCCCGTAAGCGGTGACGTGATCACTGAAATTGCCCCCGCAGCGACGTTGCCGGCCTTGCCTGGCACAGTGCATTGTACAGGCACGATAAGCGATCCTATGTTAGCCGACAACGTATAGCCAGCCGGAGGACCCGCTGTATAAGTCGATATTGTGGCGTCTGCTGTCACGGCATATGTGTTGAGCTGATCATTGGTTTGCATAGTCGCCCCAACTGGAACAAAGCATGTGCTGGGGCCAGCCGTGAAACGGCTAAGAGTTACTAGACCACTGGATGGCATAGACCCTAGACGGGGCGACCCAGTAGGCAAAGTCGATGTAATGCTCCCAGAGATAATCGGCATGAAGTCGGCTGTAAATGTGTCTACGTCGATCCCAGTGGCGGTCGACAGACGGCAGGCGGTCAGAAGCTGTAACACTAACGCCTGGAACCACAGGAATACACCTGCGAAGCCTTCGGTAATAGCGCGTATCGTACTGCCAATCCCGAAGTTGAGTAGATTGTTTGCTCGTCCCTGAATGCCAGCAATGGTTGTGGCAACGATAGTAGCAAACGATTTGGTAGGAAGCGTAGTCATGTCTTGCCTCAGAGAGCGACTGTAAGTGATACCGTCAGGCCAGTTTGGGCATGAGTATAGCGAATACCAATGCCGACATTACTCGGCTGATTAGGACTGGCAGCGACTACGATAAGTGGCGGCGGGTTTGGCGCTACCGTATCATCCAACATGACCTGGGCATTTACAATTGAGGTTATGTCAGGCACTGAGAAGGTCTCGCCTATCTTCTGAGGCAACCCCGCACCGAACTCTGGATGCCAGATATAGCCCCTGACCTGGGTGAACAGGCGGCGCTCGAGACGCTGACGCGTTTCATCGTCGCCATCGACCAGGAGCAGGTCACCTGTGCTATCAACCTGGAAGTCAGTGTGCCAGTCAAGCCATACGTCGGTCATTTTCTATCCTATCCAATTTTTGACGTACCTCTAGGACAAACTCCTGAAAAGCCGTGACCAGAGCCATGCTGATTGCAGCTGGGTCCATGCTCAGATAGCCTTTACTCTCATCGCCGTGGACTGCCTCTGGAAACACTTCTCTCAACTCCTGAGCGATCAAACCTATGGATGGTTTTGGAGGACGCCGAGAGATAGTAGGCTTGTCATCACCGTATTCTATGAAGTGCTTGTGGAAGGTCTTAACCTTCAGGCTCATGATTTTGTCGAGCATGGATGATGCGTCGGCAATTTTAGTTTTGAGCCGACGATCAGAGGTTATTCCCTGGAGTCCGGCGAAATCTTCACCTTGAGTATGAACGTCCATAGTATTGAACACCTGACCGTCATGGGGAATGTTTGGTGCCTTTGACGAGACCTTTCCTTTAGCAGTCATAGTCACGTCTTTTTCCGTCGTGGAACTAACCCCACTCTGATCCCAAGTAGTCTTATGTTTTCCTTCAAAGGCGCTGGTTGTGGCTCCTTTGCCTTTGTCCAGCGAGCTGAAATGTAGTTGCTTAGGCTTGCTGCTTGAGCTCTGTTGATTTTCGAGCAAGCTGTCTGTAGGTGATTGAGGTTTGCCATCCATTATCTGATGGGTGATTGTGGTATTCTTATCACTACCACTAGAGACAGTCATACTGCCTTTGCCGTTCATGGTGTGTACACAGCCAGTGCCATCTTCGTGTGTGAGTGAACCGTCTTTTTTGTGGTATACTTTACACCCAGTGCTTTTCTTATCAGCAGACCCAGGGGAATGAGCGTCGGACTGATCCTTGAATTTTGTCCAAGTGACTATCTCACCTGACTCGACTGGCGGAGGTTTGTCCTTGTCGCTGTGGACGACCTTGGCAACCTTGCCACTATCGATGTCTCCCTCGTGGTAGTGGACTATGACCTGGTCGCCTTGATATTGTTGGCCTTGCTGATCGCCGCCACCGCCTGAGCCACTACTACCTAAACCACCGCTGCCTTGACTTCCACCTTGCATACCCCCACCACCCCCTTGACCTCCCCCACCATCACCACTACCAGGCGTTAGCCCAATGGCTATACCGCCACCGCTGGTGATGTGATTGGTCTCAATAGGTATAAAGCCCGACTCCTGACCCTCAGGCATGAACTTGACTTTGGCCAGATGTCTTTTCTTGTCATAGGAAGTGACCAAGCCGTGACGCTCGTGATAACGTGAAGCAAGCGCACGTTCAACCGTACGGAAGATCACATTCTCCAGATCATCGGGCATCAGGATGCACTCCTTCCACCTTTAGAGGACTTGGCGTGAATGGTCATAGTATGTCCAGACATACCGAACTCATGATGAATTTCTTCAATCTGATAGAGTTGATCGAAGTCAGTTCCGCTGAGACTAAGACCCATAGCTGGATTGATTGTTGGATCGCCAACGCACTCGGCAACGACCTTGAGTTCGTGTGAAGCGGCTTCATTAGCTTTAGACTTGGCTTTTTGCTGAACGTGATCCATCAGAAGATTGGGGATATGATAGGTGTACTGGTTCTTGCCACCGCTGCCGCCTATGTTCGTTATATGCTCAAAAACCTGCTTGAGCTTAGGGTTCCAACTCTGGACCTTAACGCTGATGTCTTTACCTGCTGGAATGTTCCGCTTAACGGATAGCTTGGTGAAGTCGGCACGCTCGGGAGGTCCGGGATTATAGTTGAGCGTGTAGACTCCCTGGGTTTCGGTCAATCCCATATACATCAACACACCGCCGCCGTTCACCCACCAACGTGCTCCATCAAATTCAGCCAGCTTATGAATGACGCTGGAGAATGACATGCCATCGGTGACCTTAGCATAATCCTGAAACACCTTCTTACCAGCCATCAAACCGCTAGAGACAGAACCTTGAAAACCTAAACCGGCACGGCCTGCGAGGTCTTTAACGATGTCTTGTCCAGTCTTATTATTCCATTTCTCGCTGCTTTTCATTCCATGTAATTTGTCCGACATATCATGACCGGTGAAACGGATATTGCCTACGATGTAATCAAACTCGACAGTCAGGATTTCTCCGGTGACCAGAGGAGCCTCTTGACCTCGGGTCGAGACTATGACTGACGAAGTATTCTCTCCCAGGTTAGCAAACGCCGCTCGAGCGCCTGGATAATATAGCGGCAAAGTACCCGAGAATTGGGATGATTTGCGCTGAGCATTCTGAGTAGCACTGCCATGCTCAAGAGGAAACGTGCCTCCAGTAGTTTTCACCCAGGCAAAGTGAGGACCAACTCCACTTGAGATAGCCATGTCATTGCCCTAAAATTCCTGATGTATCGCCTATTGGTTGGACTGGTGGTATTAGAATATCCTGTTGAGTAAAAATCCAGGGATCAGTAAGGTGATTTAACATGGCGATGTCTGTCCAAAACAAGGCATTGCTGAAGTGAAACATGGCCAAATGAAATAGCGTCGTATTGCTGACGCGGGCCATTTTGGCGGGAACTGTACTAGCAATGAACTCGGGAATAACGGTGATGGTCATATCACACCTGAGGAGGCGGCGGGTCTTGCCACGCCAGATTGTTCAGCATGACGCTGGCGCGACCTACAACCCCGCGCATTGCCGACAGAGTTGCCTGGTCCTGGGCACATACAAGAAGTATCTGAATGTCCGATACGATGAGACCAACATCGATAGGAGCTTGCCAGGTATCGAGATTGATAAATGCGCCTGTGATGTCACGCGTTGACCCGGCTGCTGTAGCCAGAGCTGTATCGATGTCCAGCAACAGATTGGTAGCGTTAAGCTCCATAGCTGTGACTGTGGCAACTTCAGCGGTACGCAGATCGCCAACAGCAGCGACCTGTGCTTGTAGAAACTCAAGCTCACTAACGACGTTGGCTGGAATGGTCATCCTAGTAATCCTACGGCTGCCGCCAAATCTCCGTTGACCAGCGATGTCAGGGTCCCAGCGGCAGTAAGATTACCAAGCTGCGGGTTCTGATAAACTGTGCAAACCACGGCATACTCAACCCAGGCTGGCAGTCGACGCACGCGGTAGATGAACGACTCAAGGATAACGGTTCGAGATTGACCGCCCCAAGTCAAAGAAAGAAGTTGACCAGCCGCACGCATGGCGTCAAGCTGCAAGGCCCAGCTATAAGCGTTCTGGTCGAAGAAATGACCGTTCCAGGTGATCTGGGCTTCGTCAGGTCCCAGGGTATCAATGACGCGTGCTCCACCAGGCAACTTGTGAACGACCATCGCCTGGGTGCCGCCGCCCATCATCACGTCGGGTACAGAGTACCCGGTGAACTGGAAACCGCCTAGTGTGAGGACGTCAACCATCGTGTCTTCTCTCACCCATCAAACGTTCACGTCCACGAGACAAATGGAAGTTTACATTATTCTCGTCATACCAGATCAATTCGCGTAAGGCTCGTCTGCGATCACCTCGTTCCAAGTGCCAGATTGCACGATGCAGACTGTGGTAAGCATGACGCAGATGACTAGCCATTTTTCCGCGATTGCGTGCGCTGGGCATTTTATCCCAGCCTGAGGCTATGTGCCAGGGATCGCTCATTCTTTTTTCTTAGCTACGTTGATGTACCGTGGGTCATAGCTGTCAGGAGGCTTGTGCCCAGGCCCGAGCAATTCATCTCCTCCTCCTGGGATGCTTTGGTAGTCTGGAAACATTTGTTGACCGCCGCCTTTCAATTCTTCTTCCTCAGTCGGGGTGCCTGTGCGAACCTGGCCTAGAGTTGGCATCCATCCCATGCTTTGACCAGTCCTTACACCGCCTAATTCCTGATATCTACGATCTGATGGAACTGGTGTTTGTCCTCTTCCGATCTCTTCAATCGACTGTCGCCCAGGAGGAACTTCACCACTATAGGCAACACGAGTGTTGCTGGGCAATGCGCTTTGTGGCTTAGGCGGTATCACTGATCGTCCTAAAGGACCGAGCTGAAAATGTGGATAGTCGCCTGGCAGGTTCCACAGTCCAAACTTCGCAGCATTCTTGTGTAGCCATCCTGACGGGTCACTGATGTCAGCGGCTAACCCAGCCTGGTGCTGTGAATAACCAGCGGGAGCTGCAGGACGAACGCCACTTTCATAGATGCGTTTTTGATCCTCATAACTACGGAACCCAGCAGTAGGCCAAGCTAAACCGAAGGAACCAGGGTTCGCGCGATGAGCCTCATTCAGGCGAGCGACAAGTTCGGCATCCATGTCTTTCCAGTTAGCGTGACCAGTCGGAAACTCAGGCGTGATCCCCGCTTGCTCGGCGGTCATACCTGATCGCTCAGCGCCCTGGGGACGACCCAAGAAACCGCCAGCCTGACCACCAGGTGGACCTTCGTCTGGGGTCCTATAGTTCGGGTCACCGGGCAGACGTGTCACGCCATGAGGTTTTCTCCCAAACTCAGTCACGCCGACTGGCGTCTCAGCTTCTAAGCCACCGCTCGCAACGCGACGCTGTTGTTCTTCGCGATAGGCTTGACCACCAGGACCAAAATCTCCGTATCCTTCCTTAGTGACTGGATCAATGATCAGTGATCTGCCATAATTGGGATCACCGGGACCTCCCTGGTCTTGCATGCCTCTTAGCTCATTACTGCCACCTAATGCTTTATCAATCTCAGGATCGATTTCGTAGGCGTATTTTTCCATACGTTGAAGGTAATCCTCATTGATAGGGTCTCTACCAGTCCCACGAAGAGGTCCATAAAACTGATTTTCACCTGTACGGGATAGATATTCACGCAACGTTAGGTTCGGCTGGGTTTTACGAAGAAGATTTAGACGGTTAAACAAAGCCTCAGCAACCTTTGAACGATGACCTGCAGACTCCTCGTGAGCAACTACTCCACGTAGCAATCGATGAAGCGACCGGTCCGCTTTTAACTCATCATCAATCCATTGTCGCTCTCCTTTAAGATAAGTGCTACTAGCATCTTTACCCAACTTCTCACGTTCATAAACCGCCGTATGAACATCACTAAGAGAAATATGTGATGGATGCTCACCTTCGACCGCTTTCCTGACATCTCCGGTCGTAAAATGTTTGGGATGCGCTGGCGGTGCTTTGCCTCTGGGGGTTACATGAGGACGGAATGTCGGTCCTTTGTGTTTGAGAACATTGCGATGTGACCCAGGCCCGATACCACGCCTGAATGTAGGTCCTTTGCCATAAGGTCCAAGACCCTGGCGGCGCAATAAATCAGACCCTATGCCGTAGTCGGGCATGCCGTCAACAAGCGACGATCCGTCGAGCGCCTCATACCCAACGCGAATGAACCCGACTGGGATACCGTCCATCATTACTCGACCAGGGGCTGGCATCAGTTATCCGAATGTTGGTTATCGGAAGCTGGGTAACCCCGAGTTCCATCCTGGTACGCACCGGACGTCGGAAACTCGGACTGTTCGGCTATACGTGTCGCTACGACTGAAGCTACCCTCTGCCCATCGAGGTCTACCGTTATTGGAACATTGACCACAAACTGAGTACCACCGCCAGGGGGCATAGGTGACGTGCCCAGAGACGATTGTGGTCCAGGAATATATGGTCGCCCACGCCTGGGCATACCTATATCGACATGGGGATTGATAGGTAGCTCGGAGGCACCAGCACCAGGAATTAGAGGAAGTGGGGCTCCAAGAGGACCAGTCAGCATTGGAAGATATTTTTGCTGTAAGCCGATAGCTCCGCCGTATAATCCGCCAAAGGCACCACCCAGAAGAGCGCCAGCGAGTGTGCCACCTGGTATCGTAACGCCTGCGAACGGACCCCCCATCAAACCTGCGGTAAGACCAAGTCCTGCACCAGCAGCCGCTCCTCTTCCGCCCCACTTTATCACTTGATCCCAAACATCAGGGCCAGCTTTTCCCTTCAGATAACCTGCGGCTTGAATAAGATAATCCAAAAAACCTTTAATAGCGTTCAAGGCCGCATACAGTGGACCCTCGACTAAAGTGGCAATCTTCATAAGCACAACCTCCAAGGTAGTCCAGGCTGCCTTCATCTTCAGCAATGGACTCTCTTCCATCTGTCCCTTGAAATACGCTTCTGGGTCTAGAAGGTCCTTCATATACTTCATAATTTGAGTATACTGACCAAGCATGACGCCTTGACCCAGGATGGCAGCGCCACCTTTGCCGCGCTCGCCTTCGATGGTTTTCAGCATTCCAAGCTCGTGAGCTCGTGCTTCCCAGCCACCCTGACCCAACTTGTCGAAACCCGCCGAGAAGATCTCGATCAGTTTTCCAATGTCATAACGATCCTTGCCCGTTGTTGGGTCCTTTACCATCCAGGTAGGTTTCAGCATTCTGCCTTTTTCAATATCCTCGTCGGTGCCTGTGACTAGACCAAGCTCTCGCTGGAGTTCAGTTTTTGCCCGCCACTTTTTGTAAGGCATAGTTGCTGGGTCCAGAGGAGCAGACCGTTCATACAATTCACGTAGCCAGGTGCCACTCTTGCCGCCGACGCCGGTGCGTCCCAGGAGGGCGTTGGCTGCCATAAGCTGGTCAAGAGGGATATCCAAGGTAGCCGACGTGCTCGGCATACTGTATCCCAAAGCCCTGGTGATCTGTTGTGGCGACCGTGGGTCCATGCGGTACATAGCAGCGATAGCGGGAATTTCCTTAGCCATCACATCAGGGTCGTATATTCGTCCCTGATGAAGAGCACCAACCATTGAGCTTACTGCGGAATGGAATGGCGTACCTTTGCTACGAGCTTCGACAGCAGCTCCCATAAGAACGGCTTTGACGCTTTTTAATCGGGCTTCAATCGGTTGACCAACGGTCTGCCTCATTTCGTCCATTGCACCTAGTCCAACATCTCTTGGTGAAATGCCAGTTTTCTGACTGACGTCCAAAATCGTGTCGGATAACAGATTTCTTTCTTTTAACCACTGTTCTTGAGACGGTTGTTCATTTGTCGGGTAAAGAAAAGTCTTGGCATTGGCTAAAGCGTCTTGCAACAGCAAAGATTGGTATTCACCCCAGCCTACAGCCGCAGCACCAGCTAATGCAGGGTTAGTGCCAAGGCTGCCTCGCATGTGCATAGGCCCAACACTCGTACCAGCATAGGCGTGCATGAATGCTCCGCCTATGCCAAAGCCACCAGGAGGTATGCCACCGCCAGGCCTACGACCACCGTGAGGAACTGGAGGACCGCCTCCGCCTGGAGGACCTACGCCACCCCCGCCGGGCGGAACAATTATAGGAGGACGACCGCCACCACCGCCTGCTGCGGCGGCAGCTGCTGCAGTTGACCTGGCAGTCTGTGCCGCCTGGGCGGCGATAGTTCCGGTTAACTTTACAGCCGCCTCCAGACGAGCGACCAAAGTATTAACTTCCTTGGCAACGCCGCCGAGACTCGTAGTCATAGATGTGAAAATTTTGCCCAGCTCGGTGGATAACGCCTGAGACTGCTTGGCAACTCCTTCAAGCGACTTGCTGAGTTTAGAAGACTCAGCAGCGATCTTGTTCATATTGGTCGTAACTTCATCTTTCAACTTGAAGATGGTTACGACTTCCATTGCTGTCAGGGCCATCGCCGTTACTCGCCTTTATAGCCGACGACAAATGGCTCAAGAGCCGTAATCTTCAGAACCTTGACGGCATAGGTCAGAGCTTCCTCAGCGCCTAGACGCATGAATGGCCTGGGCGGTTCGCGTGACGTGCCGAACTCAGCGGGTGCAGCCGCTGGGTCTGATGTGCTGACGGTGGTCTCGAGTGGACCAACTTCGACTTTGATTGAGTCGCGCAACGCTCCGGTGCGCAACAATGGCCCCTCTTCCCCCCAGCCGCCTGACTGCTTGCGTTCGATGGTGCTTGCCGCTAGAGGTGGCCACTGGGTATGCTCATGACCGATAATGATTTCTTGAATTACCTTTTTGGTAAATTCCCCGATCTTGGCGACGTCTTCCTGCAACCGAGGACGCATCGTCTCGGCAGCTCGCTCGAGCTTTTGAGTGAACTCCTCAGGTGTCATTTTTCAAACCACTTGCCTGAAGACCAGTTGAACTCAGCACCGCCGAGTTCACCGAAGATAATGAGGAACGCGGCGCGAGCATCGTTCGACAGATTGAATGCGGTTTGTTCCGTGATCCCGTGTTTTATAAGAGCTAAACATTCGCGCAACGCGGGATCGCCAGTTAGTTTTTTACGTTGGCCAAATCCCCGGTTTCACCGCTAGTGAAATTGTCTCTGTAAGCAGTACCAGCCGCTTCAAGCCCGTCATCGCCGAGCAGATCGACGGAAGCTTCGACTGATCTTTTGTTTGCTGGAAAAGCCCGCTGCTCAGTGCCGATCTTGATGACCGACGCAGCCGTCAGAGCATAGCCCATATAGGCAAGGTTCTCGCTCAGACTTGCACCCAGGGCTTCGAACAGGCGCAAGCGGTCCAGGGCATTGAGCTTGCGGATAGTGATGTCACGGCCATTCTTATCGGTCACCGTGACAGTATTACCGTTAACCTGATCAACCATAACGTCCTCCTGTTTTTTGGGTCGGCTAGATTTTACGCTTGAACGATGCATAGCCCTCCAGCTTCAAGGTCACAACCTTCTCACGCGAGATGTCGCCATGGTCGGTGAGAAACACGACGGTATTGACATACTGGTAGTGGCTGATGGTGTTGTCGGGATTGTTGATGGTCTCATTGATATAACCAGGCGACATCACCTTACCTGCCTGGAAGTTGGCCTCGAACGTGACCATCAGGTCCTCGAGTAGAGCCTTTGTGCGCGTGATGGTGAAGTCGAGCTTGAACCCATCAGGCACATAGCCATATCGAGGGTAGTTGTTGTACGGCATTGATTTGATGTCGTGCTTCAATGCTGTAAGTCGGATCATTTGTACATCGCCCAGATCGATTAGGGCGCCGGCTGTTCCATCGAAGTAGCCGATGGAATAATCAACTCCCACATTCATGTTATTCACGGGCATCGGGGTGTCCTCGCGTTAGAGTGTCAAGCTACTAGGCAGCGTTAACCGCCGAGGCAAACTGAGACGCAACTGGCGGCGTGCTTTGCACGCTCACAGTGACGTTCCCGCCGCCTTGGAACTTGACCACAAAGTATCGGATCACGTTCAGGTATCTCACCTGCCAGTACAGGAACAGGTATCCCAGAGCCTGGAAGGCCGGCGGGTTATTGGTCAGATCGCATGTCACCAGCCATGGAATATCAATCATGCCCTGACCATTGATGCCCAGGCCAAACTCAGGGCTTGCAAGCTGGGCGCTGAGCCCATCGAACAAGTCCTTCGCCTGCTGCCTGGTCTGATCGTTCGGTTGGATGGACTGGAGACGTCCGACAAAGCTGCCTGCTGCCTTGGACTGAGATGTGCGAATGAGGAAGTTCGTCATCCGCGTGTACTCGATCCCGTTCGCTGCGGTATTGGACGACGCATTGCGCCCAGTACCGAACGAATAGTAATACCCGCCAGGTGAGCTGTCGGGACCTAGGATGACATCGATGCCGCCGGTGTTGATTGACGACAACTCAGCGTCGCTGTACGGCAAGCCCAGGACTGTGCGCTGGGTCGAGCTGATGCCTTGCAGCGGCTTGTTCAACGGGCTTTGCTGTGGCGACAGATTACCGATGATCCCAATGCCGAAGGCAGACGGATTGATCTGTCGGCTGAGACCGTTGAAGTTATCGTAGAACGTCGGCCAGTCTCCCAGGATCAACCAGAACCACGGAGTGTCTATGCCGGCATTGATACGTACCCCAGTTGAGTTCGGGATAGTATCGCCACTAGGACCGCCAAACACAGGAAGCATGGTCTCACTGAGACCGAACGATGCGATTGCCGCATAGTTGGAGATGGTCGACATATCGCAAAGCGTGAACCCGTCGCAGTTTGAGTTGCGCAGGACGAACATGCCCTTGCGAGGCAGAATGTCCTGACCCATAAGAGTTGCGTCGGTGACGCCCGCAGCGCCATCGGTGCCTCCAGTCAGGGAGGATGCAACACCTGTAATGGGCAAGGCAACACCAGCG